AAGAGTACTTAGAAAAGGCGAAAATAAAGTAAAAGCAACTTTATATGACATTGCCGATGATATTAGTTATAAATCAAGAAAGAATTACACACTCAATCATCTAATAGAAAGAATTAAAATCTATAATGAAGAAAACTTTAATTATGATATTGTAAACATACCACTAAAGGAATAATGGGAGAAGATTTTTACGCAATAATAAAACTTATATCAGGTGAAGAAATTCTATCACTCGTCATGGTAGATGAGAATGATGGAGATCCTATTATTGTGCTTCAAAATCCAGTAGTCATGAAAGTTCACTCTGGACCCACTGGTTCTTATGTAAAAGTAAAGCCATGGATTGAACTTGCAGATGATGACTTCTTTATGATTAAACTTGATAAAGTAATCACTATGACAGAAACTAAAGATAAAAAATTAATTCAACTCTATCAGCATTATATGACTGATGATGACTCAATTGAATTATATAAACCATCTGGAGAAGTCAAAGTCTCTGATAAGATGGGATATGTATCTTCAGTAGAAGATGCCCGTAAAAAACTTGAAGAGTTATATAAAGGTCTTAAAGAAATCTAATTTTTATCTTCAAAGGAGACAAACCTAGTCTACACATATTTTTATATCTTGTCAAGCCCCTTAATATATGTTATAATAAACATAACTTATCATAGGAAAAATGAAAATCTCATGCCAAAGAAAAAATCAGAACATTATGTAAACAATAAAGAACTCTTAGAAGCACTTATTGTTTATCGTGCAAAGGTTGCTCATGCAAAAGAAAACGATTTACCGAAACCGCGTATTACAAATTACTTGGGTGAATGTTTTTTAAAGATTGCAACTCATCTTTCCTATAAACCAAATTTTGTCAACTACATGTTCCGTGAGGACATGATTTCCGATGGTATTGAAAATTGTGTGCAGTACATTCATAATTTTAATCCAGAGAAATCTCAAAATCCTTTCGCATATTTTACTCAGATTATTCATTACGCATTTCTGAGAAGAATTCAAAAAGAGAAAAAACAATTAGAAATCAAGACCAAGATTATTGAACGGACTGGTTTTGATGAGGTTATGACGATTGATGACGGCTTGCTTTCTGGGAACAATTCAGAGTATAATAGCATGAAGGACGCCATCCAATACAGAAACAACAACCGATGACCCTCATAGCCTGCCTTACGGACACCCATTATGGATGCAAAAAAGGTTCAAAGCATCTTCATGACTACTTTGAACTTTTCTACAAGAATGTTTTCTTTCCTGCCCTAGAAGAGCACGGGGTAGAGGCAGTCATTCATATGGGTGATGCTTTTGATAGTCGTAAGTCAATTGATTATCAAAGTTTGGAATGGGCAAAAAGAGTTGTATTCGAACCCCTTCGTAAATATGAAACTCATATGATTGTTGGGAACCACGATTGCTATTATAAGAATACCAATCATGTTAACTCTCCAGATCTACTTCTTAAGACATATCCAAACATTAAAACTTATAGTTCTCCAACAAATACAAAGGTTGGTGGAATTGATATGACTTTCATTCCATGGATTTGTAGTGAAAACTATGAAGAAACGATGAATGTAATTAAAATGTCAAAGGCAAAAGTTGCATTTGGGCATTTGGAACTTCAGGGTTTTCGTGTCAATCGCAATTTGATTATGGAGGAACATGGACTGGATTCGAATATTTTTTCAAACTTCACGAAGGTATTTTCTGGTCATTACCACACTCGTTCTGATAATGGACGCATTTTCTATCTTGGTAATCCTTATGAAATGTACTGGACAGATGTGAATGATACTCGTGGATTTCATATCTTTGATACGGAAACCCTCACTCATACACCAATCAATAATCCTTATAAATTATTTTATAATCTTTATTATGAGGATACTCCCTATCAGACATTTGATGCTCGGGAGTATGAGAATAAAATTGTAAAGATTATTGTTCGTAAAAAAACAAAGGCAAAGGATTTTGAAAAGTTTGTGGATAAATTATATACTGCAGGAATTCAAGACCTTAAAATTATTGAAAACTTTGAGATACAAGAAAGTGAAGATTTTCAAGTTGATGAAGAAGAGAATACTCTTTCAATTCTGAATCGTTATATTGATGAGTCTGAAGTTCAATTTGATAAAAACATCATTAAAGGAATCCTACAAAATCTTTATAAGGAAGCTTGCGAAGTAGAATAATGTTTCTTCTCACTCTCAAAGATAGAAAAGATGATGGCGCATATGCTGTTCAAGATCAGTATGGTGAAAAGGTCTTGTTTCTTTTTGAGGAAGAGGATGATGCTACTCGTTATGCATTAATGCTTGAAGATCAAGAAGAAAAAGAAATGGAAGTCATCGAAGTCGATGATGAGCTTGCCATAAAGACTTGTAAGGTCTATAATTACAAGTATGCTGTGATCACTCCTGACGACATCGTAATTCCTCCTAAGAATGATAATTTTTAAGAAAATCCGCTGGAAAAACTTTCTCTCAACTGGTAACCAATTTACGGAGATTGACTTTCAAAAGAACCAAACCAACCTGATTGTTGGTACAAATGGTGCTGGTAAATCGACTGTGCTGGATGCCTTGACTTTTGTATTGTTTAATCGTCCGTTTCGTAAGATTAACAAACCTCAACTTCCTAACAGTACCAACGAAAAGGACTGTCTGGTAGAGATTGAGTTTTCTGTAAATAATCGTGAGTATTTGGTTCGTCGTGGAATTAAACCAAATGTTTTTGATATTGAAGTAAATGGAACACAACTTCATAAGGAAGCAGATGATCGTGCGAATCAGAAAATTTTAGAAGAGAATATCCTAAAGGTAAACTATAAGTCTTTTACTCAGATTGTAATTTTGGGTTCTAGTAATTTTGTTCCCTTTATGCAATTGACTACGGCAAATCGTCGTGAGGTAATTGAGGACTTGTTGGATATTCGTATCTTCTCCTCGATGAATAATTTGATTAAGGAAAAGATTCGTCAGCAAAAGGAACAGATTAAATCTCTGGACTTTAAGAAAGAATCTTTCAAAGATAAGGTTCAAATGCAAAAGAACTTTATTGAGCAGTTGGAAAGTCGTGGAAAGGATAATATTAGTGCTAACAAGCAGAAGATTACTAATTTGATTGTTGAAGTTGATGCTTATATGCTTCAAAATTCAACTACTGAAGAAAGTATCTTTGGATATACTAAAGAGCAGGAAGAAGTTATTGGTGCAACTGATAAACTAAGAAAGTTGGGGAATCTAAAAGGTAAAATCTCCCAAAAAGTATCTACCATTACCAAAGAACACAAGTTCTTCACAGAAAATACGGTTTGTCCCACCTGCACTCAAACAATTGAAGAAGAGTTTCGGTTAAATAGAATTGCTGACGCTCAAAATAGTGCTAAGGAACTTCAACAAGGTTATAAAAATCTTGAAGAGACCATAAAACTTGAAGAAGAGAGAGAGCGTCAATTTATTTCTCTATCTAAGGAGATTACGAAACTCAACAATGACATTTCTCAAAACAATGCTAGGATTTCCTCTAACCAACGCCAGGTTAGGGATTTGGAAAATGAAATTCAAACACTTACCGAACAACTTGAAAATAAGAATACCGAGCACGAAAAGTTAGAAGAGTTTCAAACCAATCTTCAAAAAGTCTTTGAAGATTTGGGAACGAAAAAAGAAGAGATTGTTCATTATGATTTTGCGTATTCTCTTCTCAAAGATGATGGTGTAAAAACCAAAATTATTAAAAAATATCTTCCCTTCATTAATCAGCAGGTGAATCGTTATTTGCAGATGATGGATTTTTACATTAACTTCCATTTGGATGAAGAGTTTAATGAGAGCATTAAGTCACCCATTCACGAGAACTTCTCTTATAGTTCTTTTAGTGAAGGTGAAAAAATGAGAGTTGATTTGTCTCTTCTCTTTACTTGGAGAGAAGTTGCAAGAGTGAAGAACTCTGTGAATACAAATCTCTTAATTATGGATGAGGTTTTTGATTCATCTCTGGATGGATTTGGAACTGATGAGTTTCTTAAAATCATTCGTTATGTCATAAAGGATGCTAATATATTTGTGATTTCTCATAAGACTGGACTTGAGGACAAATTCCAAAGTGTCACAAGGTTTGATAAGAAGGGAGGATTCTCGTATAAAATAGAATCATAAGCAAACAGAACAATGCAAGTTCCCAATCGCTACCATCACTCCAAAAAGGAGCAGAAGCGGACACTGAAACCGCAGGCACTCCGACAAGCAAAGGCACGACTTAAAGCCTTTAAGAAAAAGCACTCTGAAAAGGGTGCTTCTTTTTTATAAATAATTGAAAAGTAGTTGTAAGATGAATTCACAAGAACTTCGTGCCCTTCAAGAAGCTTATCATCAGGTTTATGAACTTGATGAGAATAGAATGGCTTCTCATATGGGGAAGATGCCTTCGGGACCTGCTAAAGTTGGTAAGGCAACTCATTCAATCAAAGACCTTACTCCCTCAAAACCACCATCACCAGAAGAAAAGGCAAAGGCAAGAAAGGCACTTGGAATTGGTGAAGCAAAACAAGCATTCCCTCATAAGAAAGTAGATAGACAAGTTTATGATGCTATGGATTCTGGAGAAACTGCAGGTGATTCTGGGAATGCTGCAAAACAAAAAAGAGATTATGATAGAGCAGATAAAATGCGTTCAATTGCTGCAAAGCATGGTGGAAAGAGTAGAGTGAGAGAAGAAACCGACCTCTTCGACTATATTCTTGAGCACCTAGTTGCCGAAGGATATGCCGATACAAATGAGGCAGCACTTGCTATTATGGCAAATATGAGTGAAGAATGGAGAGAAGATATTGTGGAAGGTATGACGATGAAAGATTTTAAAGCAAATCGTAGAAATATTAAACGTAGAGAAGCTTCTGCTGATGCTGAAAAAAGAGGGCACGTAAGTAAAAATATCGTTACTCACGGAAGAAAATATAGTCCTGATGAAGCAAAGTCTAATAGAGCAAATATGACTGATTATGAAAGGTCAGCAAGAAAGAGTTTTAACATGAACCCAGACCAAGTTGGTAATACTGATGAAACTGCAGATAAAACAAAAAATCTAAAGAAACTTCGTAAGCAAAAAGCTATGGGAGAGCACTGAGGACCGCTTTCCAAACTGGCACACAAGAGGGTCTTACCACCCTCTTTTTTTGTATAATGGTTTCATACGAATCAAACTAATGCCCGTTAATTACGAAATCAAAGGGATGCTCGCCAAACTTCTGGCGGAAGAAGACATTGTGGTAGAGCATAAAAAAGTTGATACTGCTTGTTTTAATGTCCATACTCGTGTGCTTACACTCCCTATGTGGAAAGCGAGTAATACTGTTGTTGACCTTCTTGTGGCACACGAAGTTGGGCATTCAAGAGAAACCCCTAATATTGATTGGACGAAACAATATAGTATTCCTCCACAGTTTGTGAATGTGGTAGAGGATGCTCGCATTGAGAAACTGATGAAGCGTCGTTATGCTGGTCTGGCAAAGACCTTCTTCAACGGTTATAAGGAACTTGCTGACGAAGATTTCTTCCAGATTGGCGATGATAATGTAGAAACTTATAATCTTGCCGATCGTGCAAATCTTTATTTCAAGGTTGGTAACTATGTTGATATTCCTATTGAGAGTGGCGAAGAAACTGAAATTATCAATCTGATTGCTGATACTGAAACTTTTGCTGATGTTCTGATTGCCGCAGAGGAACTCTATAAGTATTGTAAGCAAAAGCAACAAGAAGAGACTAAGATTTCTCTGGATAATCTTGAATCCCAGCAAAGTGGTTCTAATCAACCTGCTTCTGACTTTACAGATCAGCAGGAAGGTGAGAATGACCAACCTCAGACGGATGGTGCTGAAGGTTCTGCTTCTAATGAAACCACCCCAGAAATGGGTCAAACCACCCCAGAAATGGGTGGTGAGAAGAATGAAGAACCTGAAGTGAAGACGATGGAGTCTCTTGAAGAGGCACTCAAAGAACTCGTCAATAACAGTGGTCCTGAAAATGTTTATCTGGAACTGCCTAAACTTGACCTGAAAAAAGTGATTGTTCCGAATGCTGATATTCACTCTAATTGTAAAGAATCTTGGGATGCTTTTTTGGAAAATACTGGATATAAGTATGAAGATATTTTCGGTGAAGTTGATGGGCAGTTTGTAGATTTCAAGCGTTCTGCTCAGAAGGAAGTCAACTATCTGGTTAAAGAGTTTGAATGTCGTAAGGCAGCAGACTCTTATGCCCGTGCTACAACTGCCCGCACTGGTGTTCTGGACTGCTCTAAACTTCATACCTACAAATATAACGAAGACCTTTTCAAGAAAGTTACAACACTTGCAAACGGCAAGAATCATGGTCTGGTGTTTGTTTTGGACTGGTCTGGTTCTATGTGTGATGTAATGCTGGATACGATCAAACAACTCTTTAATCTTGTATGGTTCTGTAAGAAAGTTGCGATTCCTTTTGAAGTTTATGCTTTCACGACTGATTACCCTTTGGTTTCTTATGATGAGAATCATAAAGCAAATCTCCGTGAACTTGCTTATAAAAAGCAACCTGGTTTGATTCAGGTTGGTGAGTGGTTCTCGATGATGAATCTCCTTACCAGTCAAGTCAATGGTAAAACTTTGGAAGACCAGATGAAGAATATTTTTCGTCTTGCTACTGCCTTTAGTCGTAATTGCTATTCTTCATATCCTATTCCTTTAGGTCTTTCTCTTTCAGGAACTCCTTTGAATGAGGCACTGATTTCTCTTCATCAGATTCTGCCTAAGTTTCAGAAAGAAAATAAACTTCAAAAAATTCAGTGTGTAATTCTAACTGATGGTGAAGCGTGTGGTATTAAGTATCACCGCGAAGTGAAGCGTCACTGGGAAGAAGATCCTTTTCTAGGAACTTCTACCATTGGTTTTGGGTCATTCTTGCGCGATCGTAAAACTGGAAGCACCTACTCTTTGGATTGTGAATGGTATCAAATCACCGATGTTTTTCTTCGCAACCTCAGGGACAAGTTTGCTGATATTAATTTCATCGGCATTCGTGTTCTCGAATCTCGTGATGCTAGTAATTTTATTCGCCGTTATTGTGGATTTTATGGTCCAGAACACGACAAAGTAATGGGTTCTTGGAGGAAAGAAAAAGCATTCACCATCAAAAAGTCTGGTTACCATTCTTACTTTGGACTTTCTGCAACTGCACTTTCTCAAGATTCTGAGTTTGCTGTTTCAGATGATGCTTCTAAGGCACAAATCAAATCTGCTTTTGTGAAGAGTTTGAAGTCTAAGAAAATGAACAAAAAGATTCTTGGAGAGTTTATAGAACTTGTTGCCTGATAAATATTCAAAAGAGTGTTTATGTAAATGAAGACCTTTCAAGAATTTATGGTAGAATGCTATTCTATTCAAGAGACTTCTCTTACTCGTGTAATGAGCAAGTCTCAAAAAGGTGGAATGGCAATTCTTTCGGGTCAAAGAGGAAATAAATCTAAAAGAGAAAACAAAGAAAGATCCTCAAGAACCGAAAGAAGAATTAGAGGTGCTGGTCTTCCAGGACCTACTAAAGTATCTGGACGTTATACTGAAAATCCAGGAACTCCAGAAGAAACAAAAGTGGGTGAAAAATCTCATGTAGTTTCTTCTGGTAAAATGGGTAAGAGAAGGTTCAAAAAAACAATTCAGAAACTTGGAACTGAAAGAGGACTACAACATAAGCGTAATGCTTCCAAAGGTTCTTCCAGAGATGACCAAGATTCTGTATTAATTCAAAGAAAACCTGGTGGTTCTGCTACACTTAAAGGAACTTCAAAAACATCTTGGCCTGGTAAAGGAAAAAATGTTGGAGTTGGTAAAATGAAACCAGGAAGAACTGGTGAGTTTGATACTAAAGTTAAGAACAAAACATTTACTTATGAAGAAGACTAAATTTCCATTTGAACACGTAGTTAAATACGATACTAAAGAAGTCTGGGTAAAGTGTGATAGTGCGATTACTGCGATGGGCATTGGCGCTGTTGTGAAGCAATTTTATCCTGAATACACTCCTCATATTGCGAGTGAAGATTATTTGAATGAGCTGCGAAACCAGCAGGTCCAGTCCTGAAACTGTCACAGGGGGGCACTCAACTGCTCCTTTTTGCTGTTATAATAACTTCAGTTAAACAAAACTACCTAACTACATTATGTCCCGCAAGTCTTCTGTGAACGACGCCCAACTGATTGAATCTATTAAAGAACTCTATGGTTCTGAAATTACTTCTGGCGATCTCAAAGGTTTTTGTGCCTCTCGTAGTCTGAACTATCAAACTATTAGCCGTCGCCTTGAGCAATTCAAGACTGCTCGTGGCCGTTGGAATTTGGAAGTCACTCAAGAAAAAGTCGAACAAATTGAGCGTAGTTATATCGCTCCTCCTGCTCTTCCTGCCGTAGAACAAAATCTTATTCCCGATAAAGATGATACCTTCGTCAAGTTTGGTAATTTTAACGACATTAAAAAAATTATTGCTTCCAATCTTTTTTATCCGACGTTCATTACGGGTTTGTCGGGTAATGGTAAAACGTTTAGTGTGGAACAAGCTTGTGCTCAACTCAAGCGTGAATTGATTCGTGTAAATATCACAATTGAAACTGATGAGGATGATTTGATTGGCGGTTTCCGTCTTGTGAATGGTGAAACTGCCTGGCACAATGGTCCCGTTGTGGAAGCACTTGAACGTGGTGCAATTCTTCTGCTGGATGAGATTGATCTTGCTTCCAATAAGATTCTGTGCCTCCAATCCATCCTAGAAGGTAAAGGTGTATTCCTGAAAAAGATTGGTAAGTTTGTAAAACCAAAAGCAGGATTTAATGTCTTTGCGACTGCAAATACCAAAGGTAAAGGTTCTGATGATGGTCGGTTTATCGGCACCAATGTGCTCAATGAGGCGTTTCTGGAGCGGTTCCCTGTGACCTTTGAGCAGTCCTATCCTGCTCCTGCTACTGAGCAGAAGATTCTGGAAGGCATCGCTCTGGATCTTGGTGTGGAAGATCGTGATTTCTGCAAACGCCTGGTGGACTGGGCAGACATTATCCGCAAGACCTTCTACGATGGTGGTATTGAAGAAATCATCAGCACCCGCCGCCTGGTTCATATCATCCGTGCCTACAGCATCTTCCAAGATAAAGCAAAGGCAATCCAAGTCTGTGTGAATCGCTTTGATGATGAAACCAAGCAATCGTTCTTGGAACTCTATGATAAGGTGGATGCCGACTTCCAGATGCCTGCTGAATCAGAACCTGAGAAAGTTGACTATCCTCCCTATATTTGATATAATTGGGGGAGGTTAATTATGACTTTCCCTTATTATGGATGACTATAATCAATTCACTATGACTCTTAATGGTGAAACTGGACTAATTGACATTAACAAAACCCCTGTGAATATGCCTGAACAATCTACAAATCATCTCTGGAAATACAACGAAGATAAAATCCTTAAAGAAGTTGAGGATTATGTAACTAGTACTTATCACGGACATTATTGTGGTGATCAAGATGGTTATGCCGACATTCAAACGATTGATTTGATGGCAGCAAAAAAACTTGCCGCAGGTTTCTGTCAGGCAAATATTTTAAAATATGGTAGCCGTTATGGTGATAAAGATGGTCGCAACAAACGTGACCTGATGAAAGTGATTCACTATGCTATGCTACTGCTTCACTTTGATGGTCATTATTCTCGTGTTGACAATGGTCTTGCTGAATTCCGCTGATTATGAAACTTAAACCCCAAACTATGAAACTCTCTGATAATACTCTCACAATTCTTAAGAACTTTGCTGGAATTAACAATTCTATTCTGGTCAAACAAGGTACTAAACTCCGTACCATCTCTGTGGCAAAGAACATCCTTGCCGAAGCAGATATTACCGAAGAGTTTCCCCGTAACTTTGCAATCTATGATTTGAACCAGTTTTTGAATGGTTTGAGTCTTCATCAAGATCCCGATTTGGATTTTAGTAATGATTCTTACATTACTATTCGTGAGGGTAAGCGTCGGGTTAAGTATTTCTATGCTGATCCCAATGTAATTATCTCTCCTCCTGATAAGGAAATCAAACTTCCTTCTCAAGATGTTTGTTTCCAACTAGAACATGCATCTTTGGAGAAACTGCTGAAAGCAGCGGCAGTCTATCAACTTCCCGACCTTTCTGCAGTTGGTGAAGCAGGTGTGATTCGTCTGGTTGTTCGTGATAAGAAGAACGACACTTCCAATGAATATTCGATTGTAGTTGGTGAAACTGATAAAGAGTTTACCTTCAACTTCAAAGTGGAAAACATTAAAATTATTCCCGGTGTTTATGACGTAGTTGTGTCAGAAAAACTTTTGTCACAATTCAGCAATACTAAGTATAATTTGCAGTATTATATTGCTCTGGAACCCGACTCCGAATTTAAATGAACATCTTCGTAACAAATCAGTTTCCTGCAGAATCTGCAATTTGTCTGCCAGATAAACATATCGTTAAGATGCCACTAGAATGCTGTCAGATGCTTTCCATTGTGGCATCAAAATGGTATCATAACTATGGCACTCTTCCTAAGGCAGATGGTACATCCTATGCAACTGAGAAGGGTGCTTTTCGTAATCATCCCTGCACCAAATGGGCAGCAGAGTCCATTCATAATGCCTATTGGTTGATTAAGCACGGGATGAATTTGTGTGATGAGTATGCTGTTCGTTATGGTAAAACCCATTCGTGCTATAATACTCTTGTTGCCGCATATTATTTTTTTCCCAAGGGGAAGATTACTGAAGTAACACCATTCGTTCGTGCTATGCCTGACGAATACAAACTTGATGAAAGCATTGATACATTCACTGCATACAAAATGTATATTGCTTCCAAACCTTGGGTTGCTGATAATTATCTCCGCATTCCTTCTCGCAAACCTGATTGGATTTGATTATGAGTGATTTTATTTGGGTTGAAAAGTATCGTCCCAAAACTATTGAAGATTGTATTCTCCCAGAGAATATTAAAAAAACCTTTAGTGATTTTCTAAATAAAGGTGAAATTCCAAATATGCTACTTGCTGGTCCCCCAGGAGTTGGTAAGACCACAGTTGCAAAAGCATTATGTAATGAGTTAGGAGTAGATTATTATGTCATTAACGGATCCGACGAAGGTAGATTCCTCGATACTGTCAGAAACAATGCGAAGAACTTCGCTTCGACCGTCTCACTTTCGTCAACTGCTAAACACAAAGTCGTCATCATTGACGAAGCAGATAACACAGGGAACGATGTTCAACTCCTCCTTAGGGCATTTATTGAGGAGTTTGCTGGTAACTGCCGATTCATCTTCACCTGTAACTACAAAAACAAAATCATCGAACCCCTCCACTCTCGATGTGCCGTCGTCGAGTTTGGAATCAAAGGGAAAGAAAAAACCCAGTTGGCAGGATCCTTCTTCAAGCGTTTACAAGACATCTTGGATGCGGAAGGTGTACGATACGATCCTAAAGTCCTTGCCGAACT